GTCTCGAGTCGCACGTGCGACCGCCCGCGATGTTGTGGCCGGTGGTGAGGCCGACGAGGACGCACCGCGACGGGACGGTGGACTACGAGCGAAAGTTCGGCGCGTTGCGCGTCTACGAGGCACCGCGCAAGGGAGCGGCCTACATCCTGGCGGGCGACCCGAGCGGAGGCGTGGGCATGGACGAGGCCGCAGCGTGCGTCCTCGAGTACCGCAGCGGCCAGGTGGTCGCCGCGTGGGACGACGACCGGGTGAAGCCGGGCGACTTCGGCAACGTGCTCGCGGCGATCGGGCGCTACTACAACAACGCGCTGATCGCGCCGGAGATCCAGCTCGACGGCCGCGGAGGCCGCGAGACGATCGCTGTGCTCGAGCGCGAGGAGCGCTACCCGGCGATCTTCGAGTACAAGCCCGGCGCGACCGGATGGTCGACAGACGAGTTGACGCGGCCGGTGCTCTTCGGCGACATGGGCAAGCTCATCGAGTCGGGGCGCATCTGGACGCCGGACGCGAAGACGGCCGGCGAGGTCCGCACGCTGGTGCACGACGAGAAGACGGGACGGATCGTGGCGCGCGGCAAGGGCACGAAGAGCGGCGCCGACGATGGGCTTTTCATCGCGTGGGCGATCGCTCACCAGGTGCGGCAGCGGATGCCCTCTCGAGGGCACGTTCCGCCGCAGGTCGGCGGCGCGCTGAGCAGCCCCTCCTTCCGCACGTAGGGCGGTCGCAGGGCTGCACGTAGACGATCACGCGCACCTCGCGCGGAGGTGGCGCATGGGCTTCATCGACGACCTGCGCGGCGCGATGGCGCCCGCGGCGATCGCGCAGGCGATGCGGTCGAGCTCGACCACGTCGACGACTGCACCGACCGCGCGCCTCGGGAAGACGGGGCCCTCGGTCGGACGGATCCTCCAGCCGAGCTCGGCGACGTCGACGACGGTGCGGTACGAGGCGATGAGCCCGGACCCGCAGCGGTGGTTCTCGATCCTGACGAGCGCCGATCAGGGCTACACGGGCCCGATGATCGATCTTTTCTACGACGCGCGGCTGCGTGACTCGCACCTCGCGGGCGTAGCGGCGAAAAGGACGCAGTCGATGATGGGCCGGCCGGTAGTCTTCCGGCCGCCCGAGGGCCTCGAGACCGACCCGGAGGCGCTAGCGATCGCGCGCGACGTGCGGCGCATCCTGCTGACGGAGACGCGGTTCCGCTCGGCGGACGGCGTGTCGCTCGGCTTCCGCTCGGGCCTGCAGCACCTGATGAGCGCGGCGACGGACGGCTACTCGGTGGCGCCGGTCAACTGGACGGTGAACTGGAACGGCGAGCACGTCCCGCACCTCGAGTTCGCGCACGGCAACCTCTTCGGGTGGGACCGGCAGTCTCGGCGGCTCGGCTTCTACGAGAACGCGCGCGGCAGCTGGGGCAAGGTCTGCCCGCTGAGCGAGTACCAGGACCGCTTCGTGGCGCACGTGCCGATGAACGGCACGAGCGATCACCCTTGGCGACGCGGCGCGCTGCGCTCGTGCATCGTGCCCTCGTTCTTGAAGCGCGAGGGCCTGCGCTTCTGGCTTGTGCTCACCGAGCGCTTCGGGATGCCGCAGCCTTACGCGATCGTGCCCGCGGGCATCGACGACGACGGCGAGTCGACGACGAGCGTGGTGCAGCAGACGAAGGAAGCCCTGTTGTCGCTCTCGCGGCACTGGGCGGGCGTCTTCGGCAAGGGCGTGGAGATCGACTCGATCCCCGGCAGCGGGGCGGTCAACGCGGACGCGCACAAGGCCCTGATCGACTGGGCCGAGATGACGATGAGCATTGCGCTCCTCGGGCAGAACCTCTCGACGAAGGTCGAGGGCGGGAGCTTCGCCGCCGCGGAGGCGCATCGCTACGTCGCCGGGGACATCCACCTCGCCGACGCGACCGAGCTCGGCGAGACGATCACGCAGCAGCTGGTCGAGCCGATCGTCCGGTACAACTGGCCCGGGGCGCCCGTGCCCGTGTGCGAGATCAGCACCGGGCAGAAGCAGGTCTTCACGCTCGAGGACGTGCAAGAGGGCGTGTGCTCTCCAGACGAGTACCGCCGGACGAAGGGGCACGAGGCCATGTCCGAGGGGCGCGGCGCGAGCTACCGCCTGCCCGCGGCGGGCGGGGTGGACAAGGCGCCGGGGCCGAAGCCCTCGGCGCCTGCGATCACCGAGGACCCGGCGAAGGGGTGAGCGACATGCAGGACCGGCCGCAGCCCGACGCGCTCGACGAGGCGACGGATGCAGCGGCGGAGGCCCTGCGTGTGGATCGACGCGGCGAGGTGACGCGGCGCACGCGGACGCGGATCGGTGTGCCGGTGGGCGAGGTGGCCGAGACGCCGCCGACGCTGCCGCTCGAGATCGGAGGCTGATCGATGGCGATGGACGACGCAGCGCGCTCGGCGTTCGCCGACAACGTCCCGCTCTACGTGCAGGCGACCACCGAGGGCTTCGATCTCCGGTCGGCGGAGACGCACGAGACGCTTTCGACCGGGCACGCGAGCGTGCGCGAGGCGCTGGCGGCCGCGCTCGAGGTGGTCAGCGCGGCCGCGTCCATCGCCTCCAGGGGCGCGGTGCTGCGCACGGACGGCGAGCCCGACGGCGTGTGGCGCTGGCTCGACGCGACGGCCGAGGAGGACGAGCCGATCAACGGCGCGCGGATCTCCGAGGTCACGGTGTGGGAGCTCGCGTCGTCGCTGAACGCCTCGAGCAAGCCCGCGCCGATCAACGGCGGCGGGGCGGAGGACGGCTACGTCACGAGCGAGCCGCACGGCGACGCGCGCAACGGCGACGGGGCGCACCCGGCGAACGGCTGGGCCCATGCAGCTGTGGTCGTCTACGCGGCGGACGGTCGCCCGCACCTCTACCTCTGGTGCGAGTTGATCGAGAGCGTCGCAAAGGAAGTGGACCGCGGGCGCCTGGCGTTCGGGTCGGTCTTCTTCGCGTTCGAGAAGGTCGACGAGGTCGACAACTTCGCGGCGGTGGGCGCGGTGCTCATCAGCCACGCCCTCACCAACGACCCCGCGGTGACGACGCTGTCGCCGGGGAGCGAGCGATCCGGGCGGCGCCAGTGCCGCTCTCGATGGAGCCGAGACATGACGAGCACGAAGAGCAACGAGTCCACCGAGAACCGAGCGGCCCGCGAGGGCGAGGAGGCGCCCGTCGAGGGCGAGGCTCGGGCCATGCCGATGGGCGAGGAGGCGGAGGCCTTCGCGGCGTCGTGCGTCGGCCTCTTCGCCGAGCTCCTGGGCAAGCCCGACGCGAGCCCGGCGGACCTGCTCGCGGAGATCGAGGCGAGCAAGGAGGCGCTCGGCGCCGCGCTCGGCACCGACACCGCGCCGGACGACGACGCGGGCGAGGACCCGCCCGCCGAGGGCGAGGAGAGCGCGGAGGCCCGTGGCCAGGTGCGCGCCGCTCGCGCCCGCCTGAGCCGCGAGAAGGCCGCGCGCGCGGCCATCGCGAAGGAGCTCGAGGCCGAGCGCGGCAAGGTGTTGCGCTTCGAGACGGTGGAGTGGCTCGACGGCCAGCTCCGCGCGTCGAAGAGGTCGCTGCCCTCGGCGAAGCGCGACCGCTGGGTCGACATCGCGATCAGGAACGGCCGCGAGGTCGTGACCGAGATGCTCGACAACCTCAACGCGCCGCCGAGCGGCCCGCACCCGATCGAGCGGGCGGCGCGCGGAGCGGAGACGACCCTGACGCCGATCGCTCCGACCACGGTCAACGAGGCGTGCGCGGTCTACGAAGAGACCGCGCGCGAGCAGCTCGCGGCCGAGGAGTCGAAGCAGGCGGCGCGTCAGCACCGCAAGCCGGTCGAGGTCCCCGAGCACCACGTGCGGAGTCGTGCGCAGGTCCTCGCGCGCGCGGCCCATCCCGAGCTCTTCACCGGTCGCGCCGCGACGCGCTGACCGCAGCGATCCCACCACCTCGCGGCGTAGCCGCGTTCATGGCTCGGCGCTGCCGGGCAGAGAGAGAGACCTGTCATGGCCAGCGGCGCACGGCGCATCAACCCCATCCTCCTCCAGACGTACACGGCGGGCACCGCGCTCGCCGCGCACCGGATCGTGATCTGGCACGCGACCGACGCGGACGTGGTGATCTACCCGGCCGCGGCTCCCGACACGCAGATGGTCGGCGTGACCATGGAGGCCGCGGCCTCCGGCGCCGACGTCGAGGTCTGCGTGCTCGGCCCGTGCCTCGTCACGGTCGACGGCAACGCGGCGAACATCGCCGCGGGCGACGCGATCGAGGTGCACAGCACCAGCGGCTACGGCGGCAAGCGCGCGCTCAGCGACGGCACGACCTACCGGGAGATCCTCGGGATGGCGATGGAAGCGAGCACCGCGGACAACGACGAGATCGTGGTCTTCGTCGGCAAGACGCCCTGGGTCCCCACGGCCTGATCTCGGCTCAAACGCACAACCGAAGAGGACGATCAATCATGGAAAACGCACTTCGAGCGTCGACGCCGATCAGCCCGGCGAACGCCCATACCAACGCCGCGCTCGCGAACTTCGCGGCGGGGTACAGCAACCGTCAGTTCATCGCGGACCTCGTCTGCCCGGTGCTTCTCGCCGACAAGATGAGCGACAGCTTCTACGTGCGGCTGCGCACCGACGTCGCGACGTCGCTGAGCAACCTCGTGGGGGCCCGCGGCAAGTTGGCCGAGGCGACCTACGGCATCACGACCGGGACCTACACCTGCCGCGGCTACGGTCTCAAGAACCCGGTCAGCGTGCAGCTGCAGGGCAACGCCGACCCCGCCATCTCTCCGAAGGAGTGGGCGGTGCAGAACGTCATGCAGCGGAACATGCTCGCGCGTGAGATCCGCGTGTCGACGCTGGTCGGCACCACGGGCAACTGGGCGACGGCGAACACGGGCGCGGCGGGCGCGGTGTGGTCGGACGAGACTTCGGGCGCGCCGCTCGACGACATCCACACGGCGATCGAGGCGATCCCGAGCGACGGCGAGGACTCGCTCCTCGTGGGCGTCTGCTCGACGGAGGTCTTCCACGCGCTCCGCCGGCACCCGCAGATCCGCGAGATGCACGGTACGGGCACGGGGCAGCTCACGCGCGAGATGCTCGCGAGCTACCTCGAGCTCGACATGCTGCACGTCTCGCGCGTCGAGAAGCAGACCGCGAACACCGGCGCGACCGCGAGCTACTCGCGCGTCTGGTCGGCGACCCAGTTCGCGATCGT